CGATAATCTCTTTGCACTCTGCGACATCCTGCACATCAGACCCGCCGACCTCCTGAGCGCCGATACATAACCTAACGCCCCCGCCAGTGCTTCCACCAGCGGGGGCGTTTGTGCAAAAAAATCCCGGCAGCCTTGTACGATAAAGGCCGCCGGGCGCGCATGGGGGTGCAATGTCGGAGAAAAACAACGTAGTCAATGACTCTCTGCCTGCTGACACATCCAGTATACCATACCTCATGTGCATCGGCAAGCGAGTCCGAAAGGAGTTTTTATGGCCAAAAATAAAAAAGGTTCTGACGGCCGCTACCGTTACCGTATCTATCTGGGCAAAGCGGACGATGGCAGCAAAAAGTTTAAGTCCTTTTACGGCTCCACGGAGCGCCAGGCCCGCGCTGCTGCCGAAGCTTACCGCACCGCCATCGGCAAGGGCATGGATCCTCAGCAGGCCGAAGCCACCTTAGGTACCCTGTACGATAATCTCATCGCGTCCAAAAAGGCAAAGGGCATCAGCCAAAAAAGCATTGACCGGCTGGCCACCAATAAAGCCCACTGGGGCGAGCTGGTGGACGTCCCGGCGTCTGAGCTTCGCGCGTCCGACTTCCAGCAGGTGCTCAACACGCTGGCCGGCTGGCACGACGGCAAGCCGCCCCTCTCCCACTTTACCCTCACCAACCTTCGCGGCAGCGCCAAGGCGGCGTATAACCTCGCCATCCCGGAGATCGTGATGTACAACCCCCTGGTCAAGACCATCGCCCCCGCCGGGGCCGCGTCGGAGCCCCGCGACCCCATCACCGAGGCGCAGCAGCGCTGGATCCGTGAGACACCCCACACCGCCCAGCGAGCTGCCATGCTCCTGCTCTACTCCGGCCTCCGCCGCAGCGAGGCCACCGCCCTCACCTGGGCCGACATCGACCTCGACGACGCCACCATCACGGTCAGCAAGGGCTACGACTTCCGCGCCAAAAAGGTCAAGATCCCCAAGACGCCTGCCGGCGTCCGCGTCGTCAGTATCCCCAAGGTCCTCGTCGATTATCTCCGCACCCAGCAGGACGGCTGCCTCTACGTGCTCCACAATCCCAAAGGCCGGCAGATGACCGAGCAGGGGTGGAAACGCCTGTGGGAGAGCTACATGCGCGACCTTAACGTCAAGTACGGCTACGACGGCCAGCAAAACAAAAATCGGCCAGGTGGCCTGCCCATGCTCATCGACACCTTTACCCCGCACCAGCTCCGTCACACCTTCTGCACCCTGATGTACTTCGCCGGCGTGGACGTCATGACCGCCCGCGATCAGATGGGCCACAAGGACATCTCGGTCACGCTGGGCATCTATACCGCCCTCGACAAAAAATTCAAAAAGAAAAAGATCAATCGTCTGGATACCTACCTCAAAAAATCCTGCGCTAACTCGGGCTGACGCCCTTGTTTCTCCCCCTTTTTTGCGCCACCTCTTGAGCCACCTTTTTACAAAACTTTGCGCGAAATGGGGGTAATTAGCGCCCACATTCCCCTCGAAACGCATTTTCGCAGCCAAACAAAAATCCCCGAAAAGCCAGGCGCGAAGCCACTTTTCGGGGATTTTACTTTGGAGCTACTGATCCGATTCGAACGGACGACCTGCTCATTACGAGCTATAAAAGGGACTTTTAACGTGTTGTGTCGTGTTGTTTCATTGTTAAATAAATTGCGCGATGCAATCATTTTATTTGTCTGAAGCTGTATCGTGCAATCTCGTTAATTACTTCGATTTTTCGAGGATGTTGCGGTTTTTGTTGCGGTCAAGTTGCGGTTTCTAAGCATCCTGTTTATAGGACTAATATGAGTCATCCAGAGACGCAACGAAGCAGCATTAAATTCAAGCCTTTCTCTTTTCTGGCTGCTTCAAGGCTTCTCTTACGGTCTGACCAACCCGACGGATGCTATCCTCATTGGCATGAGCGTACATCCGCAGCGTGGTGCTGCTGTCAGAGTGTCCCAGCCGTGCGGCGACGCTTACCACGTCGGCACCGTTGGTGATGGCAAGGCTGGCGGACGTGTGGCGCAGCTTGTGCGGGTGGAAGTGCTCTATCCCATACCGTTTGCCAAATCGCTGGAAATAACGAGTTGGAGTGTCTGGGTGCATAGGCTCCGGGCTGTCGTCCTGCGTAAACACCCAGCGCACCGTTACCGGCTGACTCTGCCGCAGCTCCTGCAAAAGCGCGGCCACGTCAGACGAGACGTCTACAACGCGGGTCTTGCCGTTTTTGGGCAGAGTCTCGTACACGCCCCGCTCGGAGGTGTACTGTAGATTCCTCTCGATGGTGATCGTGTTGGTATCAAAATCCACCGACTGCCATTGCAGCCCGCAGGCCTCGCCCCGGCGGCAGCCCGTATCGATAAGCAGCAGGATAAACGCCCGCCACTTGAGCGGCTCGCTATCCAGACAGCGCAGAATATACCGCGTCTCCTCCGCAGTAAAAGCCTTGTGCTCTGTAGGAAGGGCTGCATCCTTCGACTTCCGGGGGCGCGGAACCTTGTCCATTGGATTCCGGTCTATCGTATCATCCAGCAAGGCAGCCTTAAACAGGTTATGCAGTACAGCATACACCTTTGTCACGCTGGCGAAGGCAAGCTCCTCTGACAGACTGGAAAGTAACGCCTTTATCATGGCCGGGGTGATCTCCGGCAGAAGCACATGGCCCAGAGCCGGAAAGACATGCTGCTCCAACAGCTGGGTATAACTGGCCCGGGTCTTTTCCGCCAGCGTGGCGGCTTTCTCTGGCAGATAGACGGCTTCAGCATATTGCCGGAAGGTTTTGATTTTGGCCGCCTCTACGGCTTCCGCAGCGGCCTTTTGCGCAGTCTCTTCACGGGTCAGCACTTCCCCATCCGCCAACTGCTGCTCCAATTCAGCGGCGAATTTCTGTAGCTCCCGCTGAATGGTGCGCTTGCTCCATGTCGGCTCTGGGCGGAAGGTGCGCCAGACACGCCGCCCTCGCCCATTGCTGACCTGCACCTCATAGATGCGGTTTCCGTTTTTGTCAAGTTTCTCCTTGAAACTCGCCATAAAAATACACCTCCATATGGGTACACTTTGACAAGCCTGCCCGGAGGTGGTACAATACAGTTGTCTTAGGGCTGTATTGTTCCTCGTGAACAAGCTGTTCTTGGAAACGCTCTCGGTGCGCCAACACCGGGGGCGTTTTTTATTTTTGAGCCAGATCAAACAGATATGCGCTTGCTTCTCCAAGCTCAGACTTCTGGCCGTCTGTCATGTAAGGCAAATATGGTTCAAATTCCTGATAATATTTTTCTGCCCAGTTCTGTTTTGCCTTTGCTGTTTTCAGGCTCTCGATTTTTGCCTGATACTTTTCTTCCGTTCGATGAATGATTTCCTTTACAGCATCATCTCGGAAGCCAAGGCTGCGATACTTCTTCAAATCATCAGTAGTGCTTACCTGTGCACCGTACTTTTTGCACTTTTCAAGTTCCATCAAGCGTCCAACGCAAAAGTCATATCTTGTAAAAAAGGTAGCCGGTTCCGTGGTCGTCTGAAGGATTTTAGCGCTTTCCTGAGCCTGCTTCAGAAACTGTGGAGCCAAGACCTTTGCATTCGCGCGAGAATCAACAAGGCCAGTCTGCCCCATCCATTCAGGATTGGGATTATAGACCGATTCGAGTAGTCCTTCGCATTTATCACTATCTTGAGAACGAAATTCCTTTGCTCCCGCGATTCCTCCATATATAACGCAAAGAATTAGAAGAGAAACCCCATATGCTATAAATCCAAAAATGAGTGAAACCAGAAATCCGCCATCTTTGAGATCGGCAAGAAAAACCAGCACTCCAATCAGAACACAGACAACAGTCACTGGCTGTGGGATACTAGTGTACTTCGTTTCAAACTCAGGTTCATCCATATGTGATTTCCGGGATGCTTTTGGGATTGATTTTGCTGTAGACTTACTACTAAATGCCACACGCGAAACAGAATGTGCCAATCGATTCATGCTTCGGTCAAACGATTTCGCAGCACTCGCATATTTTTTTGAATATCCAACCTTGTTCTTTCTCGACATATCAAGTTCCTCTTTACCATTTATCGGAACACCTTCCGGCACTCCACAACCAATCCTGCAATTCGCACCGGCGAGCGATTTTTTCACCCCACCCAGTGCGTCCAGCCCACGGCCTTGCCCTCAATGTGCACCTCTTCCAGCTGGGAGCCGGTGTAGACCATGGGCGCATAAGCCGGGTTTGCGGGCATCAAAGTCAGTGTTCCGGGGTTGTAATATACCCGCTTGAGGGTTGCTTCGCCATCAATGCGCACCGCTGCGATCTCGCCGTTCTCTACCTCCGGCTGTGTGCGGATATACACCACATCTTTATCGTGGATACCGGCATCCACCATGCTGTCCCCGTGGCAGGTGAGCGAGAAGTCGCACCGGATGGATTCCGGCACATCCACCATCTTTTCAATGTTCTGCTCTGCTGTGATGGGTTCCCCGCAGGCAATGCTGCCGATCAGGGGGATCTTCTTCATCTTCGGCATCGGCTCAAAGCCCGGCGGGATGGGAGCGGGCGAAGTGGGCTTGGGAGTCGGCTGCTCTTCCCAGCCCATCAGGTAGGCGGGAGACACTTTCAGCCGTTTGGCGATGGCGTCAACTTTGTCTGTCGGTATATTGGTTACAATATTATTTTCATACTTATATACTGCCTGCTTCGATACGCCGATGTAATCGGCAAGCTCCTGCTGGGTTACATCTTGCTCTTGACGTACCTGTCGAATGCGATCACCTACAGTCACCATGAGCACCTCCTTTAATGTCTATAGTATAGCAGATAAACCGACGGTTTACAATATTTTTAATTCAATTATCAAAAATAACTTGACAGGTTACATACATGGTGCTATTATACTTGTGACCTCACAAGTTACAAAGAGGCAGTTTGGAGGTGAAAGTGTGGTAAACGTCAATTTACTCAAGTCGTACATGGTCAAGGCTGGCTACACCCAAAAAATGTTGGCTCAGGAACTCGGAATTTCGGAGCAAACCTTAACCCGCAAGCTCAAAAAACGTGTTTTTGGCACGGATGAAGCCTCAAAGATTGTGGAGCTTTTGAGCATCGACAATCCGCAGGCTGTATTTTTCGGCCATTAAGTAACTTAACAAGTTACATTTTCAAAGGAGGTGAAGAAGATGAAACAGCCTAATTTTCAGAAAACAAAATTCGCCAGAGCAATTCAGGTCATTGAGACCGTTTCTCTGGCGGGCGATGGCACGGAAGCTCATCCGGTATATGAACTTCATCAATATTGGAGTTTGGACGGCAAGCTGCTGGCAGAAAGCAAACCGCCTATCAACTCGGATGACGCTGTTCCTGCTTGTCCTGGTCGATAGTAAGAATGTCATTGTACAACTCTTCGCGGTCATGCCTTGCAATGTACCAATCTTTGAAAAGCAGTTCCAGTAGCCTGACCAGTTTTTGTGCTTCGCCCGGGTCAATATCGACGATCATGTTCACATCCTTTTCCATGTGAGCGCCGATATTTCCTAAGCGTCTGACCCCATTGAGTACCTTATACTGGTCGGCGGGAATCTTGTCCTTGATAAGGTCGATTTCACTCGCAAGGTTTCCGGCTTTGACATTCCAGAAGTCCCGAATCATACCTTGCAGGCACCGCCGTGCCAATGTAGCCGATGCTTTTGGACTTGCATTTAGGATAGCACTCGCCTCCGAATAATCCGTTCGGATTGCTGTCGGAATGTATTCCGGCAAGGCCATTCCCGTATACGGCGGATAGTTGAACGAAAAAAGGTTTTCAGTACTCGCCAGCTGAATCGAGTACTCATGGCAAGCCGGACAATAGTGATAGGTTGCAACTATATCGGCTCGAATGCAGCTATATGTACATATTCTCTCAAATTCTTCTTGATTATTCCAAAAACTTATTCGTCGCTCTTTCGTATTGTCCGCCGACTCGTAGAAAGCAACTCCACAGTATGGACATTTATATCTCTCAGCCATTGATATATCCTCCCTTCCACTTTATTTTACCGCAGAAGGGAGCCAAGCACAAGGAGGTACATACTCACATGAACGACTTACAGATCTTCTCCAACCCCGAGTTCGGGCAGGTGCGTACCGTCGAGCTTGACGGCCAGCCGTGGCTCGTCGGTGCCGACATCTTCACCACTGAGAAAAAGGAGTGACCGCTATGAGGAAGCATACTCCTCCCGTCCCCTCTACCCCGTTCATGAATGTCCGTGATGCTGCCCGGGCCACCGGGCTTTCGGAATACTACCTGCGCAAAGAGCTTGCTAAAGGCACCATTCCTCACCTCAAGAGTGGCCGGTGCATCATGATCAACGTCCCCGCCCTGCTGTTGCAGCTGGGTGTGCCGCAGAAATAAAAAGGAGGCATCCGCATGAAATCTTATACCCTCGCCTCTGAGCGAACTGCAGCACCCACTGGGTGCGCATATGTCGCGCCGCTGTTTTGGATGCATTGGTTTCGTTGGACTGACAGCCGAGCATCTGGCAACTACCAGCTGGGCGCACGGGTCAAGGACGAAAAACACACAGGCTTACAAATTTTTGCCGACGGTGAGTGGCATCCAGTCAAGGCGTTTACATCTGATTTGTGCGAGCCGTGGAAAACCTGCGAAGCCGAAAACATTTTGGAAGAGGAGATCGAGGAATGAAACTTGAAAGCGAATACCTTTTGCGCACCGCCGTCATGTTGACGCATTCTGCATCCGATGGCGTGAGTTCGGCTAATTCCGTCAACAAATACGGTGGAACACCCGAGGCCATTGATAATGCCCGCAAAGAGCTTCAGGAGGCCAACGACAAAATCAGCCATGTCGAAGCGCTTCTTGGAATGATTGCTAGTTTGGAGGGAGTGGGTTTATGAGAATCAAATCTGGCGTCTGGTACTGGCTGGCGGTGGCCAGCGGTGCCGTCGGGATGCTGTACGCACTTGGCTTTGCAGGCAGCATCGAAGCCCTCGGTGTCATCTCCGACACCGACTTCATCACCGCGATGGTGCTGCTGTTGCTGGCACTGTTCTTTGCCCGGCTGGGCGACCATGCCGCAGAGCGCGAGGTGCAGTGCCGCAGGTACATCGACCGTCGCCACGCCCGCACCGAAGCGCCGGAGTACCGGCAGAACCGGAGGGACGCATGAAAACGAAGCGCATGAAAAAGCTCCTGATGGGCATGGGCCTGTCCCGCAATCAGGTGAACCACATGGTCAAAGAGCAGCGGTTGAAAGGCTCTTCCAAAATCAGCAATGCAGCCTATTACTACGCTGTCAACCGCAGTCTTTCCAAGCCATGCTGGCGTGACTGGCTGCCGTATGTCAAGAGCCTTGTGCTGGAGTGAAGCACATGACGAGTAAACAAAAAGCCCGTCGATGCTGGAACACCGGCGAGCCCGCAAAGGGATGATGGTTTGAACGCCCATCACCCCGAAGAATAACACACTTTGGAGGTTTTAGCAAGAAAAATGAACACAGAAAATCAAAAAGCACTTCTGGAATATATCCGGAATATCCCCGAATGGCAGTCGGCGCTAATCTATGAGCAGCTTGCCTCCCTGAACAAAGCGGCCGCCGACATTTGCACTGGCACTTCCACTTTGGAACAGGGCTTTGCTGACAGCATACTCCGTCCGGACCGTTATTACTGCTCTGACAGGCTCTTCCGCCGAGATTGCAATACTGGCATTCTTGAAAGCATCGCCTCCACTCTTGGCAAAGCCTTGGCGGCGCTGGAGATTCTTTCCACCCTGTCCGACGCATTCCAGCGGGAGTACCTTTCCAGTGTCAAATTTTCGCATGACATCTACTACGACGAGCTGGAAAAGCTCCGTATCAAGCACGGATACACAAAGGAGAGTAATGAATGAAAGGTATTCTGATTCAGCCGGGGAAGGACCCGGTCATCACTACCCTGCCGGACACGCTGCAGGGCATGGAAGCGCTTTTGCAGTGTCCCTGCGAGCAGAAAGTTCTGCCCCGCACCCCGGCGGTGCTGGTGTACGCCATCTACGGCAAGGGCCTGAACCGTACTTATCGTGGCCAGCCTATCTATGGCACTATCCTCTGCTACGGCTGGCGGAATAACCGCTTCCAGCCCCTGAGCAAAGACCTGCAGGCCGAGATGCTGGACCGTCTGAAGGACACGGAGGTGAGAGTGTGACTACCTATATCTGCAAGTGTGGGCAGAGAGTGCAGAAATCCAGCAACGCCGACAATACCGGCAATCGTCTGGAAGGATATGGCCCGGGCCATGAATGCTATGGCTGTCCCTACGCCATGCCGTGGGGCGGCAACAAGTGGGACAAGGCTGCCAAGCGTTTCGTGCAGGATATTAAGGGCTACGAATGTCGGACGAGCAGAACGCTCTCATATGACTCCCACTTTATCGGCTCGACCGAAGACAAGTGCACCTGCTCTGTGGTCAGCCTGGATTTTGACTTCCTGGAACATATCAGTGCATGGGTCAAAGATACTTTCCCTCTGGGCGAACTCACTGGCGGCTTTTCTCAAGACGAGATTCGCCCCACTGATTACTCCCACAATGGCCGCTACTGCTGTACATTCGTCTGCGCTTCCAACAAAAAGGGCATTGCTGCCAAGGCAGCTTTGTTCGCCCGCTTTTTCTATCCGGATGGAAGCCGCAAGGACATGACCCCACAGCAGGAAATGGAAAAGATTCTGGCTGACATCAGAAAATGCACACAAGAGCCCCCGGCGGCGGAGGACGTGGCCGTGGCTGCGCTGCCCCCTGCAGAGGCTGCCGCACCGGGCTTTGACTTCGGTGCAGACGCTCAGACCAACGCTCTGCTGTTGCAGGACGCCCAGACCTTTATCACCGGCAACATGGCCCGCATCATGGCGGCCAAGCACGCCCACGACCTGACAGCCAGCCACTACAAAGGCAGTTGGGGCAAGTGGTGCGCTGCCGTAGGCATCAGCCGGGACACCGGCGATCGAATGGTGAGTGTTGCCGCACAGTGCGGCAACATCGAAATCGAGGGCAAGCCCATTCTGGACGTTCAGCCCTTGAAGCTGCTTTACGCTGCCGCCAAGCCCTCCACCCCGCAGGAGGTCAAAGAGGCAGTTTTCTCCGGAGATATTACTACCTATAAAGAATATCAGGACGTCATGGCCCAGCTCAAAGCCGAGAAGGAGCGTGCCGACACTGCCGAGAACCAGCTGGATGCTGTCCGAGCGGATGTAGCAGGGCTGCACGAGCAGAACACCCAGCTGAAGGAAAATTTGGACGCCGCCGAAGCCCGGGAAGAGGAAGCATGGAAGATGCAGAGCAAGGCCGAAGTCCGCGCCAAAACCGCCGAGAGCCAGCTGGAAGGCTCCCGTCAGGTGGCCGAAGCGGCCAATCGTCGGGCCGACAAGTGGAAGGCCGAGGCCGAAGCCGCCCGGAAGCAGCCCATCGTGGCTGTGGTGGACAAAGACGAAGTCGCCCGGCAGGTGGACGCCCTTACCGCCGAAGCAAAAGCACAGGCCCGCAGTCAAGTCGAGGACGCTCAGCGTCGGGCCAATGAAGCCGAAGCCAAATACCAAAAGCTGCAGCAGGATGCAGACGGCTTTCTTGCCCCGGAGCAGGCCTGCGAACAGCAGGCACGCTTTATCGCAGACAGTATGCGTTCCATGTACCTGAACTGGTTCGGGCAGGCTTGCGCCACCGGCACCCCGCTGGCCCAGATGGGTGCGCCGCTGTACGCCCTGTGCGGGGAGATCATGTCATCGCTGGAAGATGATACCACCATCAACCCCACCGCTGCCGGCAGTGTGGAAGATGCAGAACGGGAGGCGTTGTTTGAATGAGATTCGACATAAAGGCATTTCTCCGGCTGATGAAGCAGAGTTGGCAGGGCGGCGGCGTGAAGATCCTGCGCACCGAACATCGCGGGCTCTGGGATTCCTTTTTCATCACCGGCGCAGGCTGGGCGCTGCTGATCCCGAAGGAGCACTGTCCCAGTGAGATCACAGGCCAGCTCGTCACCTGGCTGGCCGATATGCCCAAGATCGGCGAGTCCAAGTGGGTGGCCAAGGGCTGTGGCCCGCAGGACATCCCCGAAGGCGACAAAGCCATCGACCTCAGCCGTTATACAGCCGGGACCTACGAGACCGGCATGGTCTGCCTGCCGATATGCACTGCTACAAATGCCCTCGTCCAGTACAGTGGCAGCAATTTGGCAGCAGCTTTTTCCCTGGATGCCTTTGCCGTGGTCCAGGCCGGCGCAAACTTTGGTTTTCTGGACGCAGAGACCGGTATCGCCCGCTGGCAGGACGAGGACACACAGGGTCTTTTCTGGCTTTGTGACAATGCGGACAATATTCCGCAGGATGTACGGGATGCCGCAGCACGGTTCACCCCGCAGAAACATTAAGGAGGTATTTTTATGGTTGAAATCACCCGAGCTACCCGCGAAAAATCCAAGCTGCGCATTGCACTGGCCGGTGTGTCTGGCGGCGGCAAGACCCTGGGCGCACTGCTGCTGGCTTCCGGACTGACCGGCGGCGACTTCTCGAAAGTCTGCTTGATCGATACCGAGCACCGGCGCGGTGAACTGTACGCAAACCGCAGCGACCTGGGCATCGGCGAGTTCTGGTACATCGAACTGAAAGCGCCCTATTCCCCTGACCGCTACAAGGAATGCGTGGACGCCGCTGTACAAAAGGTGGGGCCAGACGGTGTTGTGATCGTTGACAGCTTGTCTCACGCCTGGAACAGTTCGGGCGGTGTACTGGAGATCAAAGCCGGCATTGCCGCTCAGCCCAACAAAAACAGCTACACCGCCTGGGATGAAGCTGGGCGTATCCAGAACAACTTCATCAATTACCTGCTGTCCGTCAACTGCCACACGATCTGCACCCTGCGGGTCAAACAGGACTATGTGCTCACCGAGAACGACCGCGGCAAGCAGGTGCCGGTGAAAGTGGGCCTCGCACCGGTGCAGAGAGACGATGTGGAGTATGAGTTCGACATCATGTTCACCATCGGGCGGGACCACATTGCCACCACCAGCAAGGACGTGACCTTCTTGGACGGCTTCGGTGCGGTGATCACACCGGAGCTGGGCCAACAGCTGGCCGAGTGGGCCAATGACGGCAAGGAGCCCATTCGCTGCGAGGAATGTGGGCGGCTGGTATCGGCCACCAGCAAAATGACCATCGACCAACTGGCCGGTTACACCCGTAAGACCTACGGCAAGTGCCTGTGCCAGGCCTGCGCCCGGAAAGTCGAAATAGCCCGTCGCGCCGCCGAAAAGGAGAAGGAGGCCGCCAATGCGCCCCAGTGATACCCGCACTCGGCAGAAAAAAGACAAGCTGCAGCAGGCCCGCAATGCCCGCGGCAAGGTCTGGCAGGACGATCTGCTGGACATCCTCTGCGGCATTCCGAAGGTCTGGTGCCGAGGCTGGCCCACAGATTATTCCGGCCAGCCCTACGACATCGAGGCCACCATCGACGGCCGCAGCTGGGGCATCGAGTGCAAGCATATCGCCAAGGGCAATCTGCCCTTCTCGGCTTTCCGCCCCAATGAGGTGGAAAACCTCAGCCGCAAAGAAGATGCCGGCGGAATCGCAGTCGTGGCTGTGCGCCGGGATGTGCCTGCCTCAGACGTTTACTTTCCGTGGTACTACATCCGGGACCGCATTGAGAGCGGCGAGCGCGGCAGCGTGAAGCTGGAAGGCCTGCCCACTGAGATCCTGAGCGTACTGGAGGTGGTGCATCCGTGATCTATACGCTGGATGGAGAACTCCACCTGCAGGATGTGCCGACGCCTCTGCTGCACCAGCTCATCCAAGAGCTGACCGTGCCGAATCCCAAGTTTCAGAACGCCCTGCGGCTGGGCAGGCCCACCTACAACATCCCGGAGACTGTGATGCTGTACGAGATAAAGGGCAATGCCCTCACCCTGCCGCGCGGCATGGCAGAAGAGGTCTGGCGGGTGCGGCCCGCAGGCACTACTGCACAGGTCCGGACTCTCAAAGGCGAACCGGTCGATTTTGATACTTCTCGATTTTCGCTGCGGAGCTACCAGCAGCAGGCCGTGAACGCTGCGCTTGCCTGCCGGTGGTGTCAGGGTGTGCTGATCGCGCCCTGCGGTGCCGGAAAGACTGAGATCGGCATGGCGGTCATTGCCCATCTGGGCAGACCTGCGCTCTGGATCACCCACACACTAGACCTTGCCCAGCAGGCCAAAGAGCGCGCACAGCTGCGTCTGGGGCTGGATGAGCGAGAGGTGGCCATCGTGTCTGGCAGCCGCAAACGCTGTGGAACCAAGCTCACCATTGCCACCGTGCAGAGCCTGTACCGCATGGAGCTGAACGAGCTTGCCCGCACTGTGGGTGTGGTGATCGTGGACGAGTGCCATCATGTCGTCAACAATCCCGAACAGGCCAGTATGTTTGCAGCAGTGCTCCGGTGCCTGCCCGCCCGATGGCGCTTCGGCTTGACCGCCAGCGACACCCGAAGCGACGGCCTGAGCGAGACTATCTTCCAGGTCCTAGGTCCCCGCGTGGCAGTGATCGACTCCCAGCAGTTGGAACAGCTCCTCATCACGCCAAGAGTCGAAACAGTCCCCACCACCTTTGTGTACACCCCCAGAGCCAACGAAAGCCCCATCGACTACATCCGCCTGATGCGCCACATGGCAGATGACGCGGGCCGGAGGCAGACGCTGGAACGAATCATCGACAGGGCCGTAACGGAAGGCCGCAGCTGGCTGGTCCTGGCAGCGTCTCTGACAATTCTGGACCGACTGCACACTTATGCACTCAACCTGGGCCTCGCCGCCGAGTTCGTCTGCGGCGCCACCAAAAAATCAGAACGCACTGCCGCACTTGCCCGCATGAAGAATGGACAAGCCCGCATCCTGTTCGCCACCTACCAACTGGCAAAAGAGGGTTTGGACATCCCGTGTCTGGACCGTCTTGTGCTGGCAACCCCCACCCGCAACAAGGTGATCGTACAACAGAGCATCGGACGCATCCAGCGCTCGGCTCCTGGCAAGACCGAAGCCCTCGTGATAGACCTTGTAGACGAAAAGACCCCGCAGCTGATGGTGCAGTATAAACAGCGCCGGACGCTTTATAAGAACATGAACATTGCAGAAAAGGAGTAACTACTATGTCTGAACTGAACTATGCATCCGCCCTTGCCGCCCTTGATGATGATTTTGCCTCGGCCAGCGCCCAGACCGGCAGCGGGAATCTGCCGATCGGCCGCTACAATGCCATTCTGAAAGAGGCCAAAATCGTCGCCCGCAGCAATAACGGCATCGCCCTGAGCGTATCCTTTGTCGTTACCGAGGGACAGCACAAGGGCCGTTATGCCTTTACCAGCTACGGCTTGAATAAGAACGGTCTGCCTTTCTTCAAAGGTTTTCTGCAGATGATCCAGCTGCCGCTGGCCCGCCTGAGCGAATTGGAAAAGTCGCTTTCCCTGTTCCCCGGCCATCTGTGTGTGATCAATGTGCAGCAGGATAAGCAGAAGCCCCAGTACACCCGCACCTATGTTGACCGCTACCTCGGCATGGGCAATGTAGAAGACTACCTGAACCCGCAGACCCAGCCTAACGCCCAGGAGGATTTCACTGTGATCAATGACGCGGATGATCTTCCCTTTTAACTGAGGAGGTGCCTATGCTCGAACAGTTCCCTCAGGCGCTGAAAGAAAGCCGCCGCTGGGTCTGCTTCGACGCCGCAAAAACGCCCATCAACCCCGCCACCGGAAAAAACGCAATGCCAAATGAGCCCGCCACATGGGGTACGCTGGCGGCAGCGCAGGCTGCCGTCTCCCGCTTTGGCCTGCGCGGTGTCGGGGTGCTTTTAGGGGATGGGCTGTGCGGCATCGACATCGACCATTGCAGGGACCCGGATACCGGGACGCTCTCTGATATGGCCAGAGAGATCATCGACCAAATGCAGACCTATACCGAATCAAGTCCCAGCGGCACCGGCGTGCATCTGCTGTTTACCGGGAAAAAGCCAGCCGGAGCCTGCCGCAAGAGCAGCATCGGACTGGAAATGTACGATGGCGGACGGTATTTCACCGTTACCGGCAATGCCCTGAACAGCTTTTCCATCGAGGAACGCAGCGCCGAATGTGCCGCCGTACACGCAAAATATCTGGCGAAACCGAAAGCATCTCAGGTTTCTGCTCCCGCAGCCATACGGCAGAAGGTGGATCGCTCCGATGAAGAGCTGCTGCGTACCGCCTGTGCCGCCCGCGACGGCGAACGCTTTGCCGCCCTGTATGCAGGCAGCTGGCAGGGTTACTACAACAGCCACAGCGAAGCAGACCTCAGTTTCTGCAATCTGCTGGCGTTCTGGTTTGGTGCCGATGTGGAGCGCATGGACCGTATTTTCCGTTCCTCCGGCCTGATGCGTCCCAAATGGGACGAGCGGCGCGGAGCCAAGACCTATGGCCGCTGGACGCTCGAGCGCGCCGTCAGCGACTGCCAGGAGGTATACTCTCCCACATCCGCGCAGGACACCGTGTCCTTTGCCGATCAAGACGAAGCCCTCCGCACTCTGAATGCAAAATATGGGGTGCAGCCTCCTGCCGCGCCGGCCCCCGGCATCAAGACCTACTCCATGGACGACACCGGCAATGCCCGGCGCTTCCGCGACCGCTACGCTGACCGGGTGCGCTATAACCCCACAGACAAGTGCTGGATGGTATGGGATGGAACCCGCTGGAAGCGGGATGACCTTGCTGTTGTCAAGGGCTTTGCAGATGAAATGCTGGACCAGATGGACAAGGCCTGCTTTGGCATCCGGGACACCAATTCTGCCGGTGCCATGCGCCGCCATGTACAGAAAAGCCGTTCCAGCCGCAGCAAGGAAGCCTTCCTCAAAGAGGCCCAGCATCTGCCTGGCATCCCCATGCTGCCGGACCAGTTCGATAAAAACAAAGGTCTGCTGAATGTGCGCAACGGCATCCTTGATCTCGCCCGCCGGGAACTTGAGCCCCACGACCGGGAACGCTACATCACCCGCATGGCACAGGTGGACTACGATCCGCTGGCAAAAGCCCCCGTATGGGAAGCGTTCATCCAGTCGGTCACCGGAGGGGATGCTCAGCTGGCCGAATATCTGCAGGTGATGGTGGGCTACTGCCTGTGCGGCTCCACACGAGAACAGTGTATGTTCTTTTTGTACGGCGACGGTGCCAATGGCAAGAGCACCTTTCTGGAAACGCTGGCCAAGATGCTGGGCGACTACTGCATGAACGCCCAAGCCGATACCATCGCCAGCTCCCACAGCCGTTCCTCTGGTGCGGCCCGCAGCGATGTCGCCCGTCTGAAAGGCGCCCGATTTGTCACTTTGGAAGAGGGCGACCAAGGCGCGATGCTGGACGAAGGCCTCGTAAAACAAATGACCGGCGGCAACACCATCACTGCCCGCTTCCAGTACGGCAAGGAATTTGAGTTCCGTCCGGAGTTCAAGCTGCTGGAAGCCACCAACCACCTGCCGAAGATCCGCGGCACCGATGTGGGCATCTGGCGCCGCATCCGGCTGGTCCCCTTCACCCAGCGCATCCCGGAAGACAAGCAGGATATGCTGCTGCCTCAGAAATTAGAGGCCGAGCTTCCCGGCATCCTCAACTGGGCGCTGGGCGGCCTGCAGAAATGGCTGGCCAACAGCCAAGGCGGCAAACGGCACGGTCTGCCACCCTGTGCCGCCGTGGACAGCGCCGTAAACGCCTATAAACAAGACCAGGACCGCATCGCGGCCTTTCTGGCTGACTGCACCGAACCAGCTGAGAGCAGTACGGTGCAGGCCAGCGTGCTGTTCCGCGCCTACCTGAACTGGTGCAGTGAAAACAACGAAAAATGGCGCATGGCGAACAAACAGTTCGGCATGGAAGTGAAAAAGCACTATGAGATCCGCAAGGGCATGTACTACAACGAGTATGTGGGCGTGACCCTTTCAGATGAAGGGATGCGCTGCATGGCGTTGGCGCGTGGCGCAGAGCCGTCCGTCGCCCCAGTCAAAAGCAGTCCTCTTTATGAGCAGACCCGCCTGAAAAATTGAGAATATGGAGGGTATGGAAGCAAAGGAGCTGTTTCCCAGACTTTTTCCTATATATTTTTTGTTTTCCTCTAGGGATTTTTCAGAAATAGCCTCTTATCCTCCATACCCTCCATAGAAAGGAGTAACCAATTTGACCTACGAGGAAAAGATAAGCTGGCTCTCCCGCTATCGGGAAGCCGAAAAGCTCTATCAGCGGCTCTCCTACCGGCTGGCAGAGGCGCAGGAAGCCACCCGGCACATCACCCAGAACCTCAGCGCTGCGCCGGGCGGCAGCAAGGATGGGCAGAGCCTCGCCCGGGCAGTGGAGCGTCAGGAAGAGGCCGAGCGCCGCGCCTACGCACAGCTGGCCGTCTGTGATGCTCTGTTTGCGGAGATCGATGCCGCGCTTGTGCAGCTGGACTCCGCCGAATACTGCGCTCTTCGCAAATACTATCTGGACTGCCTGAAATGGGAGCAGGTAGCCGCAGACATGAATTTCACTTCCCGTGGCATTTTCGCCCTGCGCCGCCGGGCCATTGAACACCTGAAACTCTGAAACTGTGCAGTATCCGTTCATTGTGCATTCACTCTCTTCCGGTGTAAAATGATACCATCGGCAGAGCCGGAAAGGCCACCCGATACACGCAGCCTCCGCACCATGTCCTCCTTGACGATTGACCGCATGGTGTGCGGGCTGCTTCTATTATACCGCCTGAGCGCAATTTGGTGCGCGGCGCGTGTGACCAGACACGGCCGGTTCGATTCCAAGGGCGGCACCATGACGCTGCGCCCCGCCGCAGCAACGGCCTGACGCATGGCCTGCGAAACCGCTTGGGGCTGGCGTGCCGGATGGGAGTCCCTCCTTCTCCCCGTGAGAGTCCGGCACACCACCGGAGGCCCCGGAATCCGCAGTGGGTTCAAGGATACCCCACCGGATGTGCGTCAATCACCCTGCACAGAAATGTGCGGGGATTTTTTATGCAGCTTCTGCCGTTCGGAAACCCCGGGCGGCTTTACTTTTGCACCGGAGAGGTGGTGACGTGTCGCGTGAAGATGGATACAAAAATCTGGTGCCGATGGACCAGCGAAGCAAGGACGAAGCAAGGTCGTTGGGACAGCAGGGCGGCATCGCCTCGGGTGCGGCACGCCGCCGCAAGCGCTCCATGCGGGAGGCCGCCGACTACTACCTGAGTCTGCCCGAAACTGACCGCCGCCGGGTGAACGCTATGCTGCGGGACGCCATCGACCCGGCGGACATCGATAACCAGATGGCCGTCGTCATGGGCGTCACCGAGAGGGCCAAGCGCGGCGACCCGCAGGCGGCGTCGGTGCTGCTCAAGATGCTGGGCGAGGATACCGTGCAGGAGGACCCCGCCGCAGATGCTCTGGCAAAAGCGAAGGAACTGCTGGGAGGCGTGGACAGTGCCATTGACTGAATTTCAGCAGGAATATCTGCGCAACTGCAATCACCGTTGGAATGTCAAGACCGGGGCGACCCGCTCCGGCAAGACCTATCTTGACTGCGCCGTCACCATCCCGAAGCGGATCTGCGCGGCCCGGGGCGAGGGCCTGCTGGTCATGCTGGGCAATACCCTCGGCACACTGGAACGCAACGTGCTGGAGCCCATGCGCGGCCTCTGGGGGCCGGAGCTTGTGGGCGTCGTCCGCACCTCGGCCTCCGGCAACATCGTGCAGCTCTTCGGCCGCAAGGTCTATGTCCTCGGTGCCGACAACAAAAAGCACATTGCCCGCATCCAGGGCGCAGCCTTCGAGTACGCCTATGGCGACGAGATCACCACCTGGGACGAGGGCGTGTTCCAGATGCTCAAGAGTCGCCTGTCCTGCCCCCACAGCCACTTCGACGGAACCTGCAATCCGGAAAGCCCCTCCCACTGGTTCAAGAAATTCCTCGACAGCGACGCGGACATCTACTGCCAGGCGTACACCATCGACGACAATCCGACTCTTCCGGCCCAGTTCGTGGCCGACCTGAAAAAAGAGTATACCGGCACCGTCTACTATAACCGCTTCATCCTCGGGCAGTGGATGGCAGCCAACGGCGTTATCTACCGCCTGTTGGCCGACAGCCTCGCCGCCGGGGATGGGCGTTTTTTCTGGCCCGCCGAGAAGCAGCTGCACCCGTGGCGGATCCGCATTGGCGTGGACTTTGGCGGCAATGGCTCAAAACACGCCTTCGTGGCGACGGCCATTCTGCCGGGCTGGTCTGGTGTGGTGGGACTGGCGTCCCAGCGCATCGACCCGGTGGCGCAGGATGCCGACTTTCTGGCCGACAAGCTCATCGAGTTCTGTATCGCGGTCTTTGCCCGCTGGGGCGAGATCCAGTACATCTTCTGCGACAGCGCCGAGCAGACCCTGATAAACCATATCCGCGCCCGCCTGCGCCGCTGCAAGCTGAGCTGGCTTGCTGACCGGGTGGAGAACAGCGCTAAGATAAAAATCACCGACCGCATCCGGCTCACCTGCATCCTGATGGGCGGCGGACGCTTCTGGCTCATGCCGGAAGCTGCCACCCTGCGGGATGCCCTCGCTACGGCCCTTTACAGCGGCAAACATCCCGGCGTAGATGAGCGCCTCGACGACGGCAGCACCGACATCGACACACTGGACGCCTATGAGTACACCATCGAGCGCGATTTCAAGAGGTTGACGAACACATGAACATCACCGATTTTCTGGATCATCTGCATAAGACGCGCGGGTGGCAGCTGGATGCCGATTACTACAGCCAGATCGAGACATGGCGGCAATGGTGGAAAGGCAACGTACCCGGCGTTCATACCCGCGCCGCCAAGTATGCCGACGGTACCAAAAAGCGCACCATCGCCTCCCTGCGGATGCCCAAGCGGGTCTGTGAGGACTGGGCAAATCTGCTGCTGAACGACCGCACCACGTTTCAAATCGCGGACGCAGCCACCGCCCGGTATCTTCTGGGCGACGATGAGCAGCAGGTGGGCGGACTGCTCCGCGACCTGAATTTCTGGACGAACGCCAACGCGCTGGTCGAGAAAGCATTCTGGTCCGGCACAGGCGCTTTTGTTTTGAGCGTCGAGAATATGACCGTCGTAAACGGCAAGGCAGTCCCCAGCCCGGACGTCCGGCTCCGGCTGGACTACGACCCGGCCCCCTGCATTCTCCCCCTGCGGTTGGAGCGGGGCATCGTGACCGAAGCGGCCTTTGTCTCCGAGTGTCTGATGGACGGCAAGCCTGCCATTTACTTGCAGACTCACACCGGAAACAAAAAGAAGCGCACCATCCGCAACGAATGGTTCCGCGTCACCGACTCCACGTCCGGCACGCCGGTGTTTTCTCCGGTCGAGAAGCCCCCGGAAGGCACGGTGGAAAGCGTCACGGTAGAGGGCTCCCCGCCCTGGTTTGCGCTGTTCAGCCCGGGTGCTGTCAAGAACCTCGACGGCGGCAGCGGGCTGGGCATGAGCGTCTTTGCAGAGGCGCTGGAAGAGGCGCAGGGCGTGGACCTTGCCTTTGACAACTACCGCGAGGACATCCGCCTCGGCCACAAGAAAATATTCTACAGTTCCGACATCTGCCGCAAGGTGGTGGACGATAAGGGAGTGGAGCACTCCATCCCGCCGGACGACGATGTCGTGAGCCAGTTTGTGCATCTGCCCGGCAAGGAAAGCAGCCTCGACCAGCACAGCGAGTACCACGAGTACAACCCCGACCTCCGCGTGGAGCAGAATCACCGGTCCGTGCAGGATATGCTGAACCTGTTCTCCTTCAAGTGCGGGCTGGGCTGTCACCGGTACGATTTCGAGAATGGCAAAGTCACCACGGCCACCGAGTACAACGGAAGCCGACAGGATCTCGTAGCCAGCGCCAACAAGAACCAGATACCCATCGAGGGCGCTCTGATCTCCATCATCCGGGCCATCCTCTGGGCTGCAAAAGACTTGCAGAAGGCTACAGTCGTCCCCGACACTCCCATCTCGGTGAACTGGGACGACAGCTATATCACCGATGCCGAGACCCGTATGACCCAGATGAGAGATGATGCCCTCAGCGGCTTGCTGCCCCGCTACAAGTATCTCTCGGCCCGGTACGGCATCTCCGAAGAGGATGCCCGCAGACTGGCGCAGGAAGCCGCCGCCGAGAACCGCCAGCCTGAGCTAACCTTCGGCGGGGGTGCCTGATGCTGGCCCCGGACTACCTCGACCACGCCCCCGACCGGCTCATCCTGCTCTGGCAGCAGGCCGAGGACGACATCCTGCGGGACGTGGCCCGGCGCATCGGCAAGATGGACACCCTGACACCGACGGTGAACTGGCAGCTCTGGCGCTACCAGCAGACCGAGGCCGTCCGCAAGGATGTGGTGAAGCTGTTGGCCCGGTATACCGGCAAGAGCGAGGCCGAGATACGCCGTCTGATGCAGGAGGCCGCGATCGCTGCACTGGAAGCCGAGGATGCGATCTACTTCCACTACGGCAAGGAGCCGACGCCCTTCGAGGAGTCAGCGCCCTTGCAGAATCTGCTCAACGCGGGCTATCGGCAGACGGCAGGCAGCTTCTCCAACCTTACCGCCACCACGGCAAACACCGTCTCCGGGGCTTTTGAGCAGGCACTGGACAGGGCATGGCTCCAAGTGAGCAGCGGCGCGTTCGACTACAAGACCGCCGTCAAGCGTGCTGTGGACGGCCTTGCCGACTCCATGCCCTACGTCACCTACCCCAGCGGCCACAGGGACACGCTGGAGGTGGCCTGCCGCCGGGCCGTGCTCACCGGCGTGAACCAGACCGGCGCGAAGCTTCAGGAGGCCCGGATGGACGAGATGGGGGCCTCTTTTGTCGAGGTGACGGCCCACGGTGGGGCGCGCCCCAGCCATGCCGTATGGCAGGGCAGGCGCTACCACCGGGGCGGCGCGGTGGACTACTTGGGCCAGCACTACGAGGATTTCGAGTCGGCCACCGGCTACGGCACCGGCGCGGGGCTTTGCGGCTGGAACTGCCGCCACACCTTCTTCGTGGTGTTCCCGGAGCTGGGCAGCCCGCCCGCATGGACGCAGGAAAGCCTCGAAGCCCTCAATGCCCGGGACATCGAGTACGACGGCAGGCTCTACACCCGCTACGAGATCAGCCAGATGCAGCGCGCCCGGGAGCGGGCCGTCCGCAAGTGGAAACGCCGGTATCTGGCCGAGGACGCCGCCGGGGCTGACACCACCGCCAGCGCCATGAAGCTGAGGCAGGCCCGGCAGAGCCTTGCGGACTTCACTCGGGCCACCGGCGGCAGAGTGGACAGCGCCCGGACAAGTGTACATGGGTTCGGGCGGAGTGCCAGCAGTAAGGCCAGCTATGCAGCCCGGAAACAGGAGCGGTTCAATGCTGCAAATACTGAGTTGCAGCAAATGCGGGAAGCTGGTACAATAAAGGCGAAAGGTCGGCTCATTGAATCCCCGTCTGCTCCAAATGAGATAAATTTTGCAAGCGACCACGTCTTGCAGCGCTGGGCTGAACGCGGTATGGGGCCAATGGATGCCGAACGCATCATCCGCTCCTCTAAGGTCGCAATGTCCCAGCGAAACGGTACACAGACCTGTTATTACTCTGAGCTGGGCTTTGTCGCCATCGGACAAGATGGCAATGTATCCAGCATCGGCCCGCTGGATGAGGGCGGAAAGAAATTGATGGAGGTGGTCAAAAAGCATGGAATTCCGCATTCGTGATGATGTGAAGCTTGAAGAATGGTTTTGTCCCATTTACAACCGAAAAATCGACTGCGGCTTGTGCTTCGACATTTCCAACATCGGCGATGATATTCTTTGCCTGAAGGGCGACGATAAGCCGCCTTGCAGCTGGGATGAAGCCCACAAAAGCTGCCTCAAGTGTCCGCACTATGCTGACTGGGACTAACAGCCAAATACCGCCAGCGTCTTTGCCCATCCGGGCAGGGGCGCTTTTTTCATGCCGTTTTAGCTCATATTGGTCAGAGCAGCTGCCTCGTAAGCAGCGGGCCGCCGGTTCGATTCCGGCAGACGGCACCATCGCGGCGAGCAGCGCGTACCCTGCCCAGCAACATGCGGAAGGCGAACCGCGTCAACAAACCGTAGTTTCACCCAAAGAAAGGGGTTTCATTTATGAGGCGTGAAGACGTAAAAGCAAAGATCCCCGGCATCACCGATGAACAGCTCAACTGGCTGATGAGCGAAAACGGCGCTGACATCAACCGCGAGAAGACCGTCGCCGAACAGTTCAAGGCCCAGTTCGAAAACACACAGGCCCAGCTCAAGACCGCGCAGGACGGCCTCGCCAAGTTCGACGGCAAGAAGACCCCGGACGAGTACGAGGCCGAGCTGACGAAGCTCCGGGGCGATATGCAGGCACAGGCAGACGGCTTCGCCTTCGACTCGGCCCTGAACACCGCCATCATGGGCAAGAAGGGCCGCAGCGTCAAGGCCGTCCGCGCCCTGCTGGACGTGGACGGTCTCAAGTCCTCCAAAGACCGCACCACCGACATCGACAAGGCTCTGGAAGAAGCCGCGAAGGCTAACCCCTGGGCTTTCGGCGAGGCCGCGGAGAGCGGCAGCGTCCACGTTTCCAGCGGTGCAGAGCACGGCACTCCGCCCACCGGCGACACCGATGCTGTCACCGCAGCATTCAAGGCAATGAACCCCGGCATCAAGATCGACTGATAGAAAGGAAATATTATGGCACACGAAGCACAGGTTCGTTATTCCAAGCTGGTTGACCTCAAGCTCCGGGCGACGCTGGTCAAGAAGGTCGGCGTCATCTGCAACAGCCGCTATGAGGGCAGCCCCAAGGCCGGTTCCGTCAAAGTCCCCGTCCGCGACACCGAAGTTGCCGTGAACGACTACAACAAGCAGACCGGCGCAGAGCTGACCGGCGGCGACACCACCTATCTCACCGTCAACATCGACAAGGACAAGGCCGTCAATGAGATCATCGACGGCTTCGACGCCGCCAGCGTCCCCGACGATCTGGTGGCTGACCGTCTGGACAGTGCCGGTTATTCGTTGGCGCTGCAGGTGGATTCCGACGGCTCTGCGGAGCTGACCACCGCAGGCACGGCTTTCGGCACCACCACCGCCCTGACCGAGAAGACCATCTACGGCAACGTCGTGGACGCCCGCACCAAGCTCTCCACCGTCCATGTCCCCACCGAGGGCCGCTGGCTGCTGGTCTCCCCCGAGATCTATGGTCTGCTGCTGAAGAGTCCCGAGTTCATCAAGGCATCTGACCTTGGCGATGCCGTCGTCCAGACCGGCGCTGTGGGCCGCATCGCTGGCTTCACCGTCTTTGAGGATTCCACCCTCGGCGAGAAAGTGGAGTACATCGCCGGTCATCCCAACTGGTTTGCATTCATCGACGAGTGGGCCGTCCCCGTCCATGTGCAGGATCTCAACGGTTCCAGCAAGTACATCGGCGCGTCCGCAGTCAAGGGCCGCAAGGTCTACGCCTTCAAAGTCACCAAGCCCCAGACCATCCTCATCAAGAAGAAAGCGTGACCGAACCTCTCAGTCTGCCTGCGGCAGCCAGCTCCCCTGTTAGGGGAGCCTAAAAGGAGCTGATTTTTTTGAATTACTGCACCTATGACCAGTATGCAGCCGCTGGCGGCACGCTGGACGAAGCCGCCTTTGCCCCTTTGGCCGCACGGGCGTCCCGGCTCATCGACCGGATGACCTTTGGCCGGGCCGAGCGTCACGCGGCAGTGTGCGAAGGCTGTGCAGAGGCACTGGCGGATGCCTGCATCCAGATCATCGACGCAGCGAACGCTGTGCAGAGCGCCTGCACGCCGCCCGGCGCGTCCAGCGTCTCCAACGATGGCGTGTCCATGACCTTCACCTCCGGCGCACTGGCCGAACGGCTGGCGGCAGAGGCGGCGTACATCCTCGCCAACACACTGGGCAGCGACCCGCATAATCTGCTGTATCGGGGGTGTTTCTGATGCAGACGCCCGTCACCGTCGTCATGCTGCTGCATGACATTGCCACCGAAACAGACCGGCCGGTCTGCAAGGTGCTCACGGGGTGCAGCTGGCGGGAGACGCGCCGCACCTCGGCCTCCGGCGACCCCCAGAGGGTGGTGCATATCCGCCTCCCGCCTGCGCCGGGCTATCTGCCCTATCCCCAGTGGGCGCGTCTGCCCCCGGCAGAAAAAGCCGCGCACTGGACGCTCAAGCGGGGCAGCAAGCTCCTCTGCGGCGCTGTCCGCAGCCTGACCGAGGCCGAATACGCTGCCCTCGAAAAGACGCACATCTGCTGTACGGTGGCGGATGTCTCGGACAACCGGGGCGTCCCGCTGCCGCATTTTCATGTGGAAGGGAGCTGAGAGAATGAGCGCACTGATTCCCTTTGGCCCGGTCGCGCCGTCAGCAAAACCGGTCTTCGACCCACCTGACGGCTGGAAGTACCGGGTCGATGGTGTGCAGATGGAGTTGAGCTGGCGCCCCGACTTCGGCGCAGAAAAGACCGCTGCCCTGCAAAAGGCCCAGTTTGCCCTTGCGCAGGAAGCCGCGCGGCTCATCGACAGCTACGTCCCCTTCGACACCGGCCAGCTAAAAAACAGCGTTCAGGCCGCATCCAACTACGAAGAGGGACTGCTGGTCTACAATACCCCTTATGCCCGCAAGCAGTATTACCTCCATGCAGAGGGTACAGACCTTCGTGGAGAGACCGGCCTGCGCGGCTCCTACTGGGGCCAGCGGGCACTTGCCGATGTGGGCGAACATCTGGCCCTCTTCGGGGCCAAGGCCGTCACGACCTTCTGGGGAGGGATGGGACACTTATGAGCGAGAAAGCCACCATCACGGCCATGCGGGAGTGGCTTAAGACCTGCCCCCTCATCGCCGAGGAACAGAGCGAAAACGGCGCGGCCTTCCGCATTTCCGGCCTCTCGCCGGAGCCTGTGGCCGAGTTTTCCATCGAGGACAGCCCCACCGACCCGGTGACGGCTGTTTTCTTTTCCGGCCGCAACCTCGCCAAGAGCTACATCTTCGTTTCCCGCCGCGACTACAGCGAGGCCCAGAGCGTCCAGATCGCAAACAGCGGCTTTTTTGAGCAGCTGACCGAGTGGGTGCTGGCCCAGAACGACCGGCATCACCTGCCCCGGCTGGGCGGCCGCAAAGAGCCGTTGCGCGTTTCGGTGACGTCCAGCGGCTACATCGTCGTCGCCGAGTCGGGCAGCTGTAAGATGCAGATGCAGCTGCGGCTCGAATATTACCAGCCCAAGGGCTGAAACGAAAGGAGTTTTTCCTATGACTGTTACCGAAGCCGTCAAGCTGTCGGGCCTGACCCCCAGCGCCGACTATACCGGCGTGGAGACCACCGACGACTTCCTGCTGGCCGTCCAGACCGAGGCCAGCCAGACCGACGTGAAAAACTGGGTGGTCTGTGCCGACCACGTGCGGGAGCACAGCGGCGCACTGAACGCCTCCACCACGGACAACACCTACATCCGCACCGGCCCTGTCACCACCAAGGGTAGTGTCCAGCGTACCCTCTCCATTCAGGGCGACCGCTATGTGGGTGATGCGTTTCAGGACTTTCTTCTGAGCCACAAGATCGCGTTCGGCTCCGGCCAGAGCGTGGTGGTGCCTTATGTTTACTTCTCTCTCCGCACCGGCAAGGGCGAGAAGGGCGAAGGCGCGCTCATCCTGACCAGCGATGTGGGCGGCAGCGCCGGCGCGAATGCCACCTTTGCCGCCGATTTCAAGGGCATCGGCACCCCGGCTGAGTTCAACTACAACACCGCCGTCGCGGGCTGAGAGAAAGGAGCACCGATAAATGCTGATCCATGGACAGGAATTTGATTTTTCGCTTCTGAACGCCAACGACCTCGACCGTCTGGAGGAAGCACTGGACGAGATGACCCGGGAGGGCGAGGCCGAGACAGCCCGGTGCGAACGGGAGAATGTCCGCCTGGGCGACCGTCTCCGCGCACAGGCCCGCGTTTCCATGCGCGGCCTCGACAAGATCTTGGGTGCAGGGGCATCCGCCCGTCTGGGGCTGAACGAAAACGATGTCAGCCGTCTGTACGACGTCCTCGACGAGATCACGCAGGCAGCCGCTGCTGAGAAGGCTCGTTATTCCCGCCCGGCGGCCGTCCCCCAGAACCGCGCCCAGCGCCGGGCTGAGAAGCGCCAGAAGGACAAGCACAAGCCGCCCGTGAGCTATCCGGGCCAGCCTGCCGCCGCCCAGATGGTGGAGCGGGTGGATAAGGCCGCCCGCCGCAGACAGCTTCTGACCGAGCTGGCGGCTCTGGAAAATGGCTGACATCCTGCTGGACAAACTGCCCCGCGTGTGGGCAGGCAGGCCCATCGACTGGGATTTCCGGCCTATGGTCTGGTTCAACGGGCGGTATCTCCGCCTTCCGGAGGACGAAAAGGGCCTGCCTGAGCTGGCCCGGGAAACCATGCGCCGGTTTTACCGCGTGGCCGTCCCGCCGGAGGAAGAGGTGGACGCTTTCAAGGCGCTGGTGGAGTTCTACACCGCAGGCCCGCAGGAGGTATCCGACCGCCCCGGCAGCAGCCGCACCGAGGAGCTGGCGCTGGACTACGTCACCGACGGCCCCGCCATCGTGGCCGCGTTCCAGCAGGCTTACGGCATCGACCTCACTACCGCGAAGCTCCACTGGTGGCGGTTCAAGGCCCTCATGTCCAACCTGCCCGAGGAGACCCAGCTGGCGAAGATCATTGAGTTCCGGACGGCTGACCTCACGCAGTTTCAGGGCGAAGAGCGGGAGCGGCGTGCCGAGCTGAAGGAACGCTTCGCACTGCCCGCCGCCCTGCGGAAAGGAGGCGGTCGCATTGTCACCCTGCAAGACCGCAACGAAGCCTTTGCGGCCCGCTTCCGGCGCTGACCGCGCCCCGGTGCTCTGCCCCCTGTGCGGTCGGCCTCTGCCGGTCTGGGCCATCCCGGAAGCCAGCGCCCGGGGCATCTGGGTCAAATGCAAGAACCCGGCCTGCCGCAAAGAAATCGAAATAAAACTCTAAGCCTGTGCCACTGTGCCTGCGCTCTTTTTCGTAAAGAGAGGTGGACACATTGGCCGCAGATTTTTGCATTACCGGCGAAGTAAAGCTCAACAGTGACCCGGCTGAGAAAGCCACGAGCAAGTGGACCGTGGCCGCAGGCCAGCTTATCGCGGACTTTGCCAAGAAAGCTGCATCCAGCCTGCAAAGTGTGGTCAAATCCGGTCTGGACTACAACGCCCAGATGGAAAGCTATCTGACCAACTTCAAGGTCATGCTGGGCGACGAACAGCTTGCCGCCGAGAAGCTGGAAGAGATACGCCGGATGGCCGCAAGCACGCCCTTCTCCCTGTCCGACCTGACCGAGGGAACCCAGACGCTCCTGCAGTTCGGCATCGCGGCGGACGACACCACCGGTGTGCTCAAGCAACTGGGCGATATTTCGCTGGGCAACGCAGACAAGCTCCAGACCCTCGTGCGGGCCTATGGCAAGATGTCCAGCGCCCAGAAGGTCACGCTGGAAAACGTCAACATGATGATCGACGCGGGCTTCAACCCGCTCAATCAGATCTGCGACGCCACCGGCGAAAGCATGAGCGCCCTCTACAAGCGCATCTCGGACGGCAAGGTCAGCTTCAATGAGCTGGAAGCCGCCGTGGCCGCTGCCACCAGTGAGGGCGGGCAGTTCTACAACGGTATGCTGGAGGCCAGCCAGACCTTCAACGGCAGGCTGTCTACCCTGAAGGACAATGTGGCCGCGCTGACCGGTGAACTGACCAGCGGGCTTTTCTCGGCACTCGGGGACATCATCGTCAGGGCAAACGAACTGGTGGTCTCCATCACCGAGGACGACGCCAAAATGGCCGCGCTCAAGGAGACCATCGGCGTCCTGACGGCGGCGGTCGTGGCTGTCACGGCGGCAGTCCTGAGCTATAAAGCCTCCGTGGCAGCAGCTACAGCTATCACGGCGCTGCATACCGCTGCCACCACCGCGATGGCTGCGGCCCATAAAGCTGCCGCCGCAGGAGCTACCGGTCTGCAAGTGGCGCAGGCGGCATTGAATACCGTGCTTTCGGCCAATCCCATCGGGCTTGTGGTGGCCGCTCTGGCCGCTCTGGCGGCGGGGCTTGTGACCGCCTATCACACCAGCGAGACCTTCCGCTCTGCTGTCGATTCAGCATTTTCGGCCATTCAAAAGACCGCCTCGAATGTCATCGGTTCGGTGGTGGACTGGATCAATGAGCTAGTGGCCCGCATCAAGGGTGCAGCCGCCGCGCTGGGCTCTCTGAAAAACGGCCTCGGTGCAGCAAAAGATGCCTACAACGAGGCTTATTCCGACTCTATCGGCAGCTATCAGCAGTCGAAAAGAGATAAGGCAAGCCAGAGCCGCCTCGACAAGCACAATGAGCGGGTCGCACAGTCTCAAGCTGACGCGGCCCGCAGTTCCGGCTCTTCCGGCGCGGCGGCATCTGCCCCCGCTGCGGCCGCCTCTGCCGCCAAGAGCACAAAACAGGCCACGGCGGACATCATCAAATCCATCAGTGACACCACCACCGCAGTCAAGGACGGCGTGACCACCACGACCGAGACCGTCACCGAAACGCTGTCCAACGGCACGACCCAGCAGAAGCAGGTCATCACCTCCACCAGCCGCCAGATGGTGGACGGCGTCCTTAAGGACATCAAGACCGTGGAGACCATCGCGGCAGACGGCAAGCGGACGGTCAGCCAGACCATGGAGACCGTGCGGGACGTGGTGAACACCGTGACGGCCAGCAGCACGGCTATTGTGGACGGCATCAAGACCACCACCCAGACCGTGACCAAGACCCTCGCGGACGGCACCACCGAACAGCAGCGCGTTATCACCCAGACGCAGGACAAGGTCATCGACGGGGCGCTCCGCACGGTGGAGACCGTCAAGACCATTGCCGCCGACGGCACCGAGCAGGTGGCCGAGACCATCAAGGACAGCGCCGCCAAGACACTGGACGGCCTCTGGTCTGCCCTCAAAGACCGGGCCAACGAGGGCATTCTCGGCACGATGCCCACCCTGTGGGAAGCCGTGAAGAGCGGCGACTGGGTGGGCATCGGCAAGTGGGCGGCATCCGCCCTCTACTCGGGCCTGACCGACAGGGAGAAGCAGCAGCTATGGGATTTCGCCCTCTCGCTGGTGGACGGCCTGAACGGCGTTCTCGGACAGGGCGCACAGGGGCTGGCGCAGGGTGCGGCTTCTCTGGGACAGCAGCTCTTCGAGGGCATTACCGGCCGCTTTGGCGACGTTGCCTCTCTGGCCGGGCAACTGAGCGGCACCCTGCAGGACACCTTCGCGGCTCTTAAAGGCCCCCTCGGCACAGCGGCCAAGGCCATCAGCACAGCCCTCTCGGGCAACCTGCTCTCGGCCTTCCCCACCATCTTCGCCGCGATGGGTACCCTCGTCACCACGGTCGGCTCTGCCTTTGTCGCCATGCTGGAGTCCATCGGTGCGGCCATCTCGGCTACCGGCATCGGCCTACCTGTGGGTGCTATGGTCATCGCTGCAGGCGTCGCTCTGGCTGTGGCCATCGCGGCCATTGCCATGAAGCTGGGGAGCAGCAGCAGATCTTCCGTGAAGACACCCAACAGCAGTTCCGGCTCCGGCAGCGCCGTCACCGCCCCCAGCTACTCGCTGTGGGACTACGAGAAAGAAACCGCTCGGCCTGAGCGTAAGCCCCGGCCCTCGTATGAGATCAACCAGTATATTTACTCCAAAGCGCAGACAGCGGCTGACCTGATGCGCGAAGCACGATACGAACAGGAAAGGGCGGTGCTTGCCGGTGTTTGATGCCATCTTTACCGCCAGCAGCGGCCAGAGCTTCAGCTTCGGCTACAAGGCAGGCGTGCTCTACAGCATCGACCCCATCGGCGATCTGCCGGTGGAGCTGGAGACCAGTCAGGGCTACCAGCAGGTGGGTGCCACCGTGGAGAGCCGCAGCATCTCCGGCGTGACCCGCACCATTACCGGGCGCATCCTGCGGAATACCGCCTATCTCAAGCGTCAGCTGCGGGATATTTTCACCCCCGGGGCCACCGGGCGGCTGACCGTGGCCGGAAAATACTACTGCGACGCCGAAGTGCAGCGCTGCCCCGCCATCAGCGCCGCAAACCTCTGGCCCACCTTCAGCTTTCAGCTTTACTGCCCGAATCCCTATTGGCGCAGTGTTTCCGAGACCAGCGTTTCGCTGTTCTATACGCAGCCTGCGTTCCGGCTGCCCGTCTGCTATAGCACCCACCAGTTCGGTCTGCGCATCCAGTCGGATTTTCTCAAGCTCAGTAACCCCGGCCCGGACACGCAGGATTTTGTGCTGACGCTGACTGCTCAGGGCGTCGTACGAAACCCCGGCGTGCGGGATCTTGCTACCGGAGAGTATCTTCGTTTTCTCACCGAGATGCAGGACGGCGACGTCATTCGGCTCTGGCGGGAGGACGGGCGGCTGCGCATCGACCAGATCATCGACGGCGAGACCTTCAACGCCTTCGAGCTGCTGGATGAGAGCAGCACCCTCTGGACGCTGCGTCACGGCACACGGGCATGGACACGCACTGCCGACAGCGGCATGACGGCGCTCTATCTGACCCTGAGCTTCAGCGCAGCGTATGCATCTCTTGTAGTGGAGGAGAACTCATGAGCGGCGAAAAAGCATCTGCCCTGACTGCCAGCGGTACAAAGACGATCTTTGTCTATGGCCCCGAGCTGAAGCTTCTGGGGCGAATCGAGAGCTGGGTGTCGCTGGTCTGGCCGGAGCGGTACAACACCTACAAGAACGTGCAGGGGGCGCAGCTGGAGCTTCATGAATCTACCAGCCTGCAGGCCCTCTGCCGCCCCGACCGGTATCTCTGGCTGGCAGGCAGCGAGCACCTCATGCGGATATGCTCCGCCCAGACCTCCGACCACCGCCTTGTGGTCTCTGCCCGCGACGCAGCCTACATCCTCGACGAGCGCAGCAGCCTCCAGACCCTGAAGAATTTTTCGGCAGAGACGACGCTCCGCCAGCTGGTCACGGCCATGGAGCCGTGGCCCGGCGTCGAGCTCGGCGACCTGGCCGAGATCACCGACACCTACACCGGCGAGGCCGCACCCGGCAGTCTGCTGGATGTGGCTGAGCAGGTATGTCAGGAGCTGGACATCGGCTTCCGGCTCCGGTTCGACCCGGCAGAGAAAAAGCTGCTGTTCGAGCTGTACCGCCCTCTGCTGGACCGGAACGCCCGCTATGCGCCCCAGTACGGCAACCTTACCGACCTGACCTACACCGAGAGCACGGCCGATTATAAGAATGTGGTGATCGTGGTAGGCGGCGACGCCACCGTCACGGTGGGCGCAGAGAGTGCAGCAGGAATCGCCCGGCGTGAGCTGGTGGTGGATGCCGCCAGCCGCACCAGAAGCAGCAGCCAGACCCAGAGCGACTACCTCGAAAGCCTGAAAGCCCTCGGCACGCAGGAGCTGGCCAAGCACACTCGGCTTGAGAATTTCCGCTTTACCCCTACGGATGAGGTCATAGTGGGCAAAGTCGTCGCCGCGAGCCTGCCGGGTACCGACATTCAGGCTGCCGCCCGCATCACGTCCATCACCCTGACATCCCAGAAGGGCGAGAACAGCGTCTCCACCGAGATTGGAACACCTATCATCAGGAGAAGAACATGAAGCTTGTGACATACCCCCTCGACGGGGTGACTTACAGTGCCGAAGATGTGGCCGCTTATCTATGCACCCGCACCTCCGGCGTCTACTCTCGCGATTCAAACTTTGCTGTGACCGTCAGCGGCCCCCGGGAGATCACCGTCTCCCCCGGTCTCGCGTGGATCAACTACGACGACTTCAAGGGCATCTCTGTCTGCGCCCGGGAGCGCAGCACGCTGACGGTACCCGACGCAGACGATATGCTGCCCCGCATCGACCGGGTAGTGATCCAGTTTGATGCCAATGCCAATCTGACGGCTCTGAAGCTCAAGCCCGGCACTCCGAAGGCCGAACCCACTGCACCAGAGCTGATCCGGACGCACTTCATCTATGAGCTGTGTCTGTGTGAGATCTCCGTTCAGGCCGGAAGTGCAGAGATCACTGCCGCATCCCTCACCGACACCCGCACCGACGAAGCCCTCTGCGGCCTCATGCGGGACGGCGTCACCGGCATCCCCATGGACGAGCTGGGCGCACAGGCATTGGCCAAGGCCAAAGAGA